GCCGCTCAGTTCGCCGCCCCAAGGGCTGCGATCAATGGCATCCACGGCGATGCGATGGCCGTAAAGGTCGAAGACGGGAAGGCCGCGATCTCTGGGATCTGTGTCATCACCGGGAAGAGCTGGACCGCCTACGTCTTGGCGGAAGGCTGGAAGATGTTTCAGGAGGATCGGACCGCTTCGATCCGCGACTGCTGGCCGGGCATCATCCCGGACGACGCCGAGTGGCTCATCTCTGGAATTTCACCCGAAGGATGGGAGCGGATGTATGGGAAGAACTAGCCGTGAAAAAGGGAAGCGAGGCGAGCGCGAGTTCGCCGCCTTCCTTCGCGATCTCGGCCTCGAGGCCCGGCGGACTCAGCAGTTCTCCGGCACGGAGGGAACCGCCGACGTATCCTCGAGCCTGAACGGCGTCCATCTGGAGGTGAAACGCTACGCGGGAATCGCGGCCTTTCGATTCTTAGAGCAAGCGGAGCGGGATTCAGATCGAGACGATCTTCCGGTGGTCGCCATGCGAGAGGATCGTGGCGAATGGGCGATCATGTTCAGAGCGAAGGACCTGGAGAGGATGGCCGCGACGATCGTCGACGCTCTCGAGATGTCGCGCGCCACCTCGGATTCCTCACCGTCCTCGTCGCCCGGTGGCACGGTCGAGGACACTTCGCCCGGCTCCCGTTCGACGAACTGAAGAACATCGCCGTCCTCGAGGCCGATCGCCTGCTCCGCTCGAAGTACGACCCGGAGCGGTCGACGGTCTCGTCGTTTCTCTCCTCCTATCTCTTCAGCCGGGTCGAGTACGCGGTCGGCACTTCGCAGGGACGCCGCAAGCGTCGCGAAGGCTGGATCTCGATCACCGACCTCGATCCGCCAGCCCGCCAGCGCGAAGCCCCGCCAGAGCAGGCCACCGACTTCGAGGACGCCCTGAAGTCGATACATCCCGACTTCCGGGACATCTGTCGACGACTGAGCGAAGGCGAGACGGTCGACGAGATCCTCGAGGAGATCACGGCCTCGCCTCTTTTCAACACTCTAGGAGACGGCGATCTCGAGACCACGCGGTCGGATCTTCTCACCATGCTCCGCGCTTCCGTTCGGCATCTCACACCATGAATCAAGACCAGCACCGCGAGACCTTGAAGATCGTCGTCCAGTTCCTCCAGCTCGGGACGCTCGTCCTGGGCGTGGCCGGAATGTTCCTCTCGATCGGACGCCGCGACGCGACGCTCGACGTGAACACGGCGGAGATCCAGCAGCTTCGCGAAATCGCCTCGGATCTCGTGAAGACCTCGATCACCACCTCGACCACGAACCGCGAGCAAGACCGAAGGCTCGAGGAACTTCGGGACCGACTCGATGCACTGGAGCGACGACCATGAACGAAGCCTTCCGATCGAACCCTCGAGCCGCCTGGCTCATCGTCGCCGCGATCTCGGCCCTAGCGATCACCTCGATCCTCTCCGCTTGCCAGGTTCAGGACCTCGTTCGAGTCGATGTCCCGGCGGGCGTTCAGGAGGCGATCGAGGTCGAGCCTCGGATCTCCCTCGCCGAGTCTGGCCCGGCCTGGGAAGAGTGGGCCGCATGGGTCGAGCGGAACTCCGCCCGATTCTCCGATGAGATCGACGCCGGGGAAGAGACCGCCGGACTGATCGCTAGCCTCACCGCGACCGGCCTGAGCATCGGCCAGGACGCCGCCAGCACGCTCCCCGGTGGGGCGTTGATCTCGAGCGGCCTCGCCCTGATGGGTGGGCTATTCCTGAAGCGACCCGGCGACAAGCGACGAGAGGCCGTCGAGCGGGACGAGTCGTTTCAGGCTGGACTCGAGAAGGGCCGGGCGATCTCCAGGGCGGTCGAGAATGGCCTCTCAGCCTACGAGGGCCGCGAGGGGTCAGACTAGGCGTCCAGAACGCTCGAGGCTCGTAGGCGGGATCCTAGGGCCGTGACACTAACGGGGGATGACGGTGGCAGAATTCAGGACCTCGACAACTTCGCCAGGGTGCTATCTGGTCGACCTCGTCGCCGACGGCCCCGACTGGTCGCAGCAGTTCCTCCTCTCGAGCGATCGTCATCACGACAACGCTCACTCCGATCACCGGCTCGAACTCCATCACCTCGAGGAGGCCGTCGAACGCGACGCCGGGATCCTCGACATCGGCGACCTCTTCTGTGCGATGCAAGGAAAATTCGACCGGCGGAGCGACCTCTCGCAGTGCCGACCGGAACACCGCCAGGGCCGCTACCTCGATAGCCTCGTGGAGACCGCCGCGGACTTCTTCGAACCCTACGCTGACCGATGGATCCTTCTAGCTCCAGGGAACCACGAGGGGTCAATCCTGAAATACCACGAGACCGACCTCACCGAACGCCTCGCCGAGCGGTTCAGGCTGAAGGGGTCCCCGGTCATCTGCGGCTCCTACGCCGGGTTCGTCCGCTTCCGGGTCGATGTCGGCGGAGGCCGCACGATCTCGCGGGTCCTTTACTACATTCACGGCCACGGCGGCGGCGGCCTGATGACGCACGGCGTCCTCAACACCCGACGCCGCCAGTCCTTCCTCCCTGACGCCGACATCGTCTGGAGCGGTCACACCCACGACGCCTGGAACGTCCGCCTCTCGAGGGCCCACCTCACCACCGCCGGGACCGTCCGCCTCGACGACGTTCACCACGTTTCAACGCCCGGCTACAAGGACGAGTTCACGCCGCTCGAGGGCTGGCACGTCGAACGCGGCGCGCCGCCGAAGCCTCTCGGGGCGTCCTGGCTCAGGCTCTCCGTCGACCACCACTCGAAGCCGACGAATCACCGCCGGCTCCGAATCGAGACCTCGGAGGCGAAGTGATGACCATCGAACCACGACACCGCCAGATCCTGACCGTCTCGAAGAACCTCCTCTCGGAGGAACTGATGGCCGACGCGATCGTGATCGCGATCACCCGGCGGAAGGGCCAGACGACCGAGACCTTCCTGGTCTCCGACGGTAACCTTCACACCGTGCGAGGCGTCGCCCAGTACGTCTACGACCAGTTCCTCGAGGATCCCGACTTCGAGGTCGACGAAGACGACGGCGAGATCGAGACCACCGAAGAAGAAGGCGAAGGAGGCGAAGATGGTTCAGAGTGACGACTGGAACCGGGACGACGCCGGGCGGTTCGGAGCAGGGAACAAGGGCGGCCCCGGCTGGGAGAAGGGGCGGCCCCGGCTCTCCCTGAAGATCGCCCTCGAGCGAGCGATCGCCGACTCGATGCGGGAAGAAGATGGCCGCTCGATCCTCGACGCCCTGGCCGCGACCGCGATCAAGGCCGCCGCCGCCGGCGACTTTCGATTCTGGAAGGAGATCATCGACCGACTCGACGGGCCGATCCGCCAGCAGATCGAGCAGGACCAGACCATCACGATCGAGCGGCTCGCCCGCCGACTGACCCCAGACGACCAGGAGTAGACCGTGGCACTCTTCGAACTGACCGAGGACGGGAACCTCCTCACGATTCAGCAGGGCGCGACCTTCTCGCTCTCCGTAAACTACAAGACCGCAGGAGGGTCGACCGTGAACCTCTCGAGCGGCTACACCGCTCGGATGCAAGGGCGGACGAGCCACGCCGACTCCTCGACCGTCTTCAGCCTGACCCAGGCCGGCGGGATTACCCTCGGCTCGAGCGATCCGAACGTCGTGATCTCGATCGCGGCCACGGCGACCGACGACTTCGCAGCTCCTTCCTCGGGCGTCTACGACCTCGAACTCGCCGACGGATCCGGGAACGTCTTCCGCATCCTCGAGGGCCGCTTCCAGATCACGCCGGAGGTCTCGAGATGACGAGCGTCACCGTCTCATCTACGCCGTTCCAGGTCTCGGTCGACGACGCCGGGACGAGCGTCACCGTCGCGGCGACTGGCCCGGCGGGCCAAGGCGTCCCGGCTGGCGGCTCGAGCGGTCAAGTCCTGAAGAAGAGCAGCAGCACCGATTACGCGACCGAGTGGGGATCCGCCGGGTCCGGCGACCTCCTTGCCTCGAACAACCTGAGCGAAGTCAACGCGACGACGGCACGCTCGAACCTGGGGGCGGCGGCGACGAATCACAACCACGCCGCCGGGAACATCACCTCGGGGACTCTGGCGGTCGATCGGATCCCAGCCCTCGCGGCCTCGAAGATCACCTCGGGGACGCTCGACGCCGCCAGGATCCCGACGCTCTCGACTAGTGGGATCTCCGGCCTCGGAGACTCGGCAACGAAGGACGTCGGGACCGCCTCCGACGAGGTCGCGGCGGGGAACGACTCGAGATTCACCGACGCCCGAACCCCGGTCGCCCACTCCGCCGACCTGGTGACCTCCGGAACCCTGGCCGTCGCTCGAGGCGGGACCGGCGTCGGGGCGATCCCGATGGTCGGCGTGATTTCTGCGGCGGACGCTGGAGCAGCTCGGACCGTCCTCGGCCTGGGAACGGCGGCGGTCGCCGCGACCGGTACCGGATCGGCGAACGTGATCCTCGGGAACGACTCGAGGCTGACCGACGACCGCGACCCGAACGCCCACAGCGCGGACAAGATCACGAGCGGGACCCTTGCCGTCGCCAGGGGAGGGACGGGCGTCACGTCGCTCGCGATGGTCTCGATCCCCGCCGCCGCCGACGCCGCCGCCGCTCGGACGGTCCTCGGCGTGACGAATGCCGGATCCTACACCGGACACATCGAGACCGGCGCGGTGAAGGAATTCACGCTCGACCCCGCCGTCGTGACGGCCCGGACGATCACCGCCGTCTTCATCCAGTCGGGGAACCAGAGCGGATCCGGCGGCGGGACCGGGACGATCGTCCTGAAGGTAAAGCCCTCCGGCGGAGCGGTCGCGACGGTCGGGTCGGTGAGTGTCTCGAACTCTTCCGGCGCGCCCGGTAGTCTTTCGAACACCTCGATCGCCGCCGACGCCCGGCTCTTCCTCGATTGCACGGCGAACTCGTCCCTGGTCGATGTCATCTTCTCCGTGGAGTATTCGGAATGAGCCCGCCGAGTCGATGGCTCTTCTTCCCGACTCAGTCGACCGGGCCGCTCCAGACGATTACGTTCACGATGTCCGGAGCGACCGCCGCGAGCAGCATCTCATCGAGCGGGCTGGAAATCATCTCGACGACTCGAGTCTCTTCGCTTCGAAACGGAGCGAACGCGGGGAAGATGCGACTCTGGAACGGAAGCGAAGCGGCGAACGGGGCCAACTTCAGCGGGACCGCAGGCTCGGGCGCATCGATCCAGTACAAATTCACGACGTCCACGACCTCCCGCGAGTGGTGGCACCTGTACGCCGTCTCGGTCACGCTCAACGGCGGATCCCCGATCGACCTGAACGCAACCAGCAGCGGAGGAAGCGGAGCGTCCGAGGATGTCGCAGGATCGGTCGACGGTTCATGCCAGCCCGGCTACGTGAACACCGCCATTGCAACGAAGGGGTCCGATTTCGCTCTCAACGACGTGCTAGTCTTCACCGTAACCGCCGCTTAGGAAAACCATGAACACGATTCAACACTACGCCGCTCTCCTCGACCATGTGAACTCGATGAAGACGCGACTCGCCGCGCTCGGCTACGACTTCAAGGAGATCGCTCCCCGAACCGATCTCGACGTTCAACTGATCGACGCCCTGGTCGCAACCGCTACCGCGATGCTCGCCGAGGCCGAGACCCTGAAGGCGATCGCCTACGACCCGACGCCGCCTGTCGAAGATCCAGACGCGCCTTGACGCAAGGCCCGACCGGGACGAGACTCAACCGAGAAGGAGGCCGCGACCATGAAGACCGAGACCGTTCCGATCGAGTCCATCTCGCCCGACCCGGCGAACGCCCGGAGCCACAGCGAGCGGAACCTCGAGGCGATCCGCGACAGTCTCCGCGCCTTCGGCCAGCAGAAGCCGATCGTCGTCGACGCTCGAGGGATCGTCATCGCGGGGAACGGCACGCTCGAGGCGGCGAAGCGTCTGGGCTGGACCGAGATCGCGATCGTCCGGACCGAACTCGACCCCGGCCAGGCGACCGCCTTCGGCATCGCCGACAACCGGACCGGCGAACTTGCCGAGTGGAACGACGAGGTCCTTCGGTCACTGCTCGACACGCTCGACGACGAGATGCTCGAGGTCCTCGCGTTCGATCAGAATGAAATCGATGCCCTGGTGGCTTCAGGAGTTTCCGACTTCAAGCCTTCAGAAACGAAAGAAGTCGACCCCGAATCTTTTGACCTCGACCACAAATGCCCGAAGTGCGGATTTGAGTTCGATGACTGAACACGGATGGCGACTCGCAGACCTCGAAAGCGTTACGCCTAACGGGTGCCGGGTCTTTTCTACTTTCGCCTGCGGTGGCGGATCAACAATGGGCTACAAGCTCGCAGGGTTCAGCGTCGTCGGTGCGAACGACATTGATCCGGAGATGGCAGAAGTCTATAAGGCGAACCACAAGCCCGAACACTACTACCTGAAACCGATCGGCGACCTTGTCGAGCAGTTCCGTCGTGAAGGTGTTCCGGATCATCTTCGCAGCCTCGACATCCTCGACGGTTCGCCGCCTTGTTCAAGTTTCTCGACCGCAGGGACTCGCGAAAAAGATTGGGGAAGGGAAAAAAAGTTCCGGGAAGGTCAGTCTTGCCAAGTTCTTGACGATCTGTTTTTTGAATACCTTGACCTTGTCGAAATACTTCAGCCTCGAACTTTTGTTGCAGAGAACGTCGCAGGAATTCTCGCCGGAAAGGCGAAGGGATACGCGAAACAGATCGTGAAGAAGGCTCGAGATATCGGGTACGCGGTGCAGGTCTTCAAATTTGATGCGACTACCTGCGGCGTTCCGCAGAGTCGTCAGCGGGTTTTTTTTGTAGGAACTCGAGAGCAACGCCCGCCCCTAGTTTTTCAGCCTAAGAGAAAAGCGATTCCCTTATGCGATGCATTCAAGGGCCTCGAGAATAGCCCGGAAGATCTCAGGGCTGCGGCTATAGGGAAAAACACGGACACGTTGAAATTGTGGAGAGCAGTCAAGCCAGGAAGACCCCTCAAGGATGCACACCCGAAGGGACAGTTCTTCACGTTTCGTCGCGCTCGTCATGACTGGCCTTCCTGTACTGTTGTCGCCTACTACGGCGGCCAGCTTCACTGGGATGAACCTAGAAGATTCACATGGAAAGAACTATTCCGGATCGGTTCATTCCCTGACGACTACGACCTCCGCGAACCGAATCGAAAAAAGTGGAACCTTAAGGGCTGCTATCTGGTCGGGATGAGCGTCCCGCCGTTTATGGTCCGGGACCTATCAACCGCAATCTATGACCAGTGGCTCGCGTGAGGGTTGAGATCCAGCCGATCGAGGACGCCCTTCACCCCGGCCAGACGAAGGTCCTCAAAGAGGCGGGCCGCTTCAACGTCCTCGAGTGTGGCCGGCGGTTCGGAAAGACTCACCTCGGGATCCAACTCGCGATCGACCGAGCCATCGACGGCGGCGAGGTCGGCTGGTTCGCCCCGACCTACCGCTACCTGGCGGACCCGTGGCGGGACATCGAGAAGATCCTCGCGCCGGTGATCGCGAAGACCGACCGAGTCGAGAAGCGGCTCGACCTGCTCTCGGGGGGGACGATCGACTTCTGGAGCCTCGACAACATCGACGCGGGCCGAGGCCGCCGCTACGACCGGATCATCATCGACGAGGCCGGGATCGTCCGAGACCTCGGCCCGGCGTGGCAGGAGACCCTTCGGGCGACGCTCGCGGACCGCCAGGGCGACGCCTGGTTTCTGGGGACGCCGAAGGGCCGCTCGTTCTTCCATCGGCTCTTCGAGCGGGGCCAGATCGGCGACGGCGGCTGGAAGTCGTGGCGACTCCCGACGACCTCGAACCCGACGATCCCGCCGGAGGAGATCGAGGCCGCCCGCCAGGAACTACCGCGCCAGATCTTCGAGCAGGAGTTCCTCGGCATCCCCGCCGACGATGGCGGGAACCCGTTCGGCCTCGACTCGATCGCCGCTTGCGTCGGGCCGCTCTCGACCTCCCCGGTGAAGGCGATCGGGATCGACCTCGCGAAGTCGGTCGACTGGACGGTCGTCGCCGGACTCGACGAGGACGGGGCGGTTGCTATGCTCGAGCGATGGCAGGGGCCGTGGTCGGAAACCTCGAGCCGGATCGACGGCCTCGTCGGCGAGATCGCCTGCCTCGTGGACTCGACCGGCGTCGGCGACCCGATCGTCGAGGGACTCCAGAAGACGCGGCCCAGGCTGGAGGGTTTCAAGTTCAGCAGCACCTCGAAACAACAGATCATGGAGGGCCTCGCCTCCGCCTTCCAGACTCGCCGGGTCGCAATTCCTGACGGCTGGCTCCGGACGGAATGCGAAACTTTCGAATATCAGTACACACGGACCGGGGTCCGCTACGAGGCCCCGACCGGAATGCACGACGACGGGGTGTGCGCGCTCGCCCTGGCTCTCCGATGCCTCGACACCACGGCCCGCTCCGGGTTCGACTTCAGGGTCCTCTAGCCTATGCCCATTTCCGACCTCTTCGGACTACTCCAGAAGCGACAGACGACGCCCGACAAGTTCCTCGCCTCGAGCGTGAACGTCGTCGCGGGCGGCCAGCAGGGCGCACTCCGCGCGCCGTTCAGCCAGGACCGAGGAGTTCGGGCCTACCGCTCCTGGGTCTACGCCGCCGCGACCATTAACGCGAACGCGGTCGCCTCTCTCCCGCTCAGGCTCTACGCGAAAAGGGACCAGAGCCTCCTTCCGACTCGAGCGATCGAGCGAAGGCGGAAGGCGTACCTGATGGGCGACGGCCAGCGCGACCAGCGACCCTCCTCGAGCGTGATGCGGAAGGCGGCGATGTACGGCGACGACTTCGAGGAGGTCGTCGGGCCTCATCCCGTTCTCGATCTGCTCGGCGAGGCGAATCCCTTCCTAAACGGCTTCGACCTCGCAGTCCTTCGCGTCCTCTACGGGGAACTGACGGGGAACGCCTACCTCCACCCGATCATCGACGAGGCGACCGGCCTCCCGTCTGAGATCTGGCCGCTCGCCTCGCACTTCGTCGAGGTGATTCCGGACGAGGACCAGTTCATTCGCGGCTACTTGTACGGCCAGAACTCGCAGATGAAACAGGTCTTCGAGACCGACGAAGTGATCCACTTCAAGCGACCGAATCCGGGGAACCTCTTCTACGGCCTGGGGAAGGTCGAGGCCGCCTACGGCTCGATCGTCGCGAACGACGCGGTCCACGAGATGGATATCTCGACCTTCGCAAACTCAGCCCGGCCCGACTACGCCGTCGTCGTGAAGGGAACGCCGAGCGGCGACCAGCTCGACCGCTTCCAGCAGCAGGTCGAGAACCGCTTGAAGGGCGCGCGGAAGGACGGCTCTTTCATCACGGTCACGGGCGACGTTCAGTTCACGCCGCTCAACTTCCCACCGAAGGACTTGGCCGGACGCGAGGAGATCGTCGAGGAGATCGCCGCCGTCTTCGGCGTCCCGGTCTCGATGCTGAAAGCGAACGACCCGAACCTGGCGAGCGCGACGAGCGGCTTCGCGCAGTGGCGCGAGGGGACGATCCTCCCACTATGCCGAATGGACGAGCAGGAACTGAACCAGAGCCTCCTCCCGCTCTTCGGTCTCGAAGAGACCCACTGCCTCGCGTACGATAATCCGGTCCCGTCCGATCAGGCGTTCGAACTCCAGGAACGCCAGACCGCCGTCGCGGGCGGCTGGCGAACTCCGAACGAGGCGAGGCTCGAGGAGGGCCGAGAGCCGATCGTGAACGAGTTCGCCGAGCAACTCCTCGTCGGCGGCCAGCCTCTCGGCGGAGCGGCCCAGGCGGCTCCTGGACTCCTCTCGATGGATCAGCCTGAACCGAAGGAACTGAACGACGCCGCCGGGCCTGATCTCGGTTTTGCGTCGTCCCTGCTCGAGTCGGTCCGCGAGCGACGGCTGACCGGCTACGCCGTGGTGAAACTGCTCCAGGCCGCCGGGTTCACTCGAGCGATCGCCGAGAAGATGGTCGAGGCCGAGGAGAAGGCCGGGCCGAAAAAAAAAGTCCTGACGATGTACCGCCAGCCCGGCGACCTCTACGAGACGCCCGAAGAGGCTGAGGCGGTCGCCGTCGTCCTGGGATGCTCGGGCCATCACGTCCACGAAGTCGACGGGCGGACGCTCTACATGCCCTGCGAGGCGATGGAAGACTACACCGACGCCACCGGCCTTGAACACGGCGGCGAGGACGATCTCGATCTCGAGGACGCGAAGGCCCTGGACGACGTGGACCTGAAGCCGACCGCCGGGATGGCGAAACTAGCGGCCAGGGGCCTCGCTCTTCGCGAGGAACACGGACGCGGCGGGACCGAGGTCGGCGTCGCTCGAGCCAGAGACATCTCGAACCGGGCGAACCTCAGCCCGGAGACCGTCGGGCGGATGGCGAACTTCTTCAGCCGCCACCGGGTCGACCTGGACGCCCCGGCGGCGAAGCCGGGCCACGACGAGTACCCGTCCGCCGGCGTCGTCGCCTGGCTCCTCTGGGGCGGAGACCCGGCGAACCCGGACGAGGCCGGAGCGGCCTGGGCCGACCGGAAACTCGACGAACTCGAGGCCGCCAGAGAGAAGGCGGAAGAGGGGAAAAAGGCCCTCTGGCTCGACTGGACCGAGCCGGGATGCTGCTCGAAGTCCCAGGGCGCGAAGGTCTACGAGTGGCCGGACGAGACGAAGTGGTTCAGGCTCGCGATCGAGGGCCTCGCGGCGGACTACGACCGCCTAAGACCGAAGGCCGCGACCGATGAACCAGACGCCGACGACGACATCCGGAGCGGCGAGCGGCGAACTCCGGCGATGTCGATCGCCGTGGTCGTCCAAGAAGGCCTCGAGAGTGTCCGGAAGCGGATCATCCGGGGCCTCGAGTCCGGCGAGATCGGGCCGGAGGGCCAGAAGTCCGCCGGCGAGGCTCTCGAGTCGGATCATCACCGGCGAATCGTCCGCGCGGTCCTGGCCGATCTGGTCGGAGCGCGGGGAAAGATGCTCGACGACCTCACGGAGGCGATCACCTCCGCCGCCAGGAGCGGCGGATCGGTCGGGACGGCTCGCGTGAATGAGATCCTCGGCGTCGCCGGGGCCGAACGCATCTCGACGCCCGCACTTTCCGCAGCACTCGAGAAGGCGATCTCAGGGCGGGCCAGCTTGATCGTCGCGAGCGTGATCGACGCGACGGTAACCGATGCGATCGGGAGCCTCGAGGGCGACTTCTCGATTGCGAAGGAGGTCGAGCGGCTCCAGACCGGCTACGGATTCAGCGTCGACCGGGCCGAGACGATCGCCCGGACCGAATCCGCGAACGCCTACCACGAGGGCCAGGTCGATACCTGGAAGGAGGCCGGAGTCGTGAAGGGGAAGCACTTCCTGGTCGCTCCGGGCGCGTGCGAATTCTGCAAGACCATCGAGAAGCGATTCGGGGCCGCAGGGAAGAGCCTCGAGGTCGACGCGCCGATGGTCCGAGGCGGTGAAACCATTCAAGGGGCCGACGGCGGGACGTTCCGCCCGAAGTTCGACTCTCAGGGCATCGTCCATCCGAATTGCCGGTGCGACTTCATGCCCGTTCTGGAGGATCTCTGATGCACAGGAAGACGCTCGAGGCGATGGTCTCGAAGAGTGACGGCGTCAAGGTAGACGCGACCATCACGACCGAGACGATCGACCGCGACGGCGAGGTCCTGATCTCTCAGGGGATGGACGCGGGCGAATACGAGAAGAATCCCGTGGTCTTCTACAACCACGACTACGCGCAGCCGATCGGAAAGATCACCGACCTCCGCCGAGCGAAGGGGAAGATCGACGCCTCGATCGAATTCGCTCAACGGCCCGAAGGCTTCGACGGCTCCTACTTCCCGGAGTTCGTCGAGAGCCTCGTCGACCAGGGAATCGTGAAGGGGATCAGCGTCGGATTCGTCCCGCTCCCCGGCGGAGTCCGGAAGGCGTCGACGAAGGACCGCGAGGACTACGGCGAGACGGTCCGCCAGGTCTACTCGAAGTGGAAACTGCTTGAGGTCTCGGTCGCGCCGCTTCCGGCGAACGCGACGGCCCTGGTCTCGGCGGTCCGGAAGGGCGTCGTCTCGCTCGAGGACGCGACCCGGTGGCTCGACTTCACGCCGCCCGCTCGGACGATCCAGATCCAGGTCCCTCGCCGGGGCCTTCTTTCGACCCTCTGAACGTATGCCTCGACGAGGTCCGGACGCGGAGCCGAAACGGCTGGAGCGGTGGATCATGAGGCCCGAAGATCGAACTACACGAAACACCAACCGAGGAAACTCAAATGAGAATGCTCACGCTCGAGGAGGTCCAGAACGATCTCCAGAACATCGCCGACCAGGTCGGCTCGACCGGCTTCATCAAGGCGAAGGCCCTGTATATGGAGAAGGTCGCCGTCGTCGACGAAGAGGGCCAGCCTCTCTCCGCCGATCAGGTCGAGGTCGTCCTGATGCCGAAGATGGCCGAAGACGAAGAAGAGAAGGCCGTCGAAGACGAAGAAGAAGCGAAGGCCGAAGAGGACGAAGAGGAGAAGACCGTGGCCCCGAAGTCGATCATCATGAACCGTCGGAAGGCTGTCGCTCCGGCGACGAAGATGATCCCCGCTTTCCATCGCCCGAAGGTCTGGTCGAAGCTGAAGAACTTCAAGGACGACGCTTCCGGCGACGCCGTGACGAAGGCGACCCGGTTCGGTCACTGGCTCCTTGCATCACGCGGGAACCGGAAGAGCCTGAACTTCTGCGACACGAACGGCATCGAGGTCAAGGCCCACACCGAAGGCGTGAACTCCGCCGGTGGTTTCCTGGTCCCTGATGAGTTCGAGAACGAACTGATCTCGCTCCGCGAAGAGTTCGGCGTCTTCCGTCGGAACGCTCGAGTCCGCCCGATGCAGTCTGACACCCTTCGGGTCCCTCGTCGCTCGGCTGGTCTCACGGCGAACTTCGTCGGCGAAGCGACAACCGGAACCGAATCGACTCAGACCTTCGAGTCGGTCCTGCTGGTCGCTCGGAAGTTGATGGTCCTCACCACGGTCTCGAACGAACTGAGCGAGGACGCCTTCGTGAACCTCGCCGACGATGTCGCGGGCGAGATCGCCTACGCCCTCGCGAAGAAGGAGGACGAGTGCGGGTTCAACGGAACCGGCTCCTCCGCCTTCGGTGGCATCAATGGCATCGTGACCCAGATCGAAGCAGGAACGACCGGCGTGATGTACGCCGACGCGGCTCTCTCCTCAGGATTCGGCGACCTCACGCTCGACAACATCGGCGCGTTCATGGGACTCCTTCCCGCCTACGCCGACACCCCGAACGCGAAGTTCTACATGCATAAGACCGCATGGCACGGCATGTTCGAGGCCGCTCTGACCTCCGCCGGTGGAACCTCCGCCCGCGAGATCAAGGACGGCTATCGGGGCCAGCCGACGCTCTTCGGCTACCCGGTCGAATTTACCCAGGTCATGCGTTCGGCCTACTCGGCGAACAAGATCGGCGCGCTCTTCGGCGATCTCAGCCTGGCCGCTTCGTTCGGCGATCGTCGCCAGACCGAGGTCCAGATCAGCGACTCGGCCCTGAACGCTTTCGAGCAGGACGAACTCGCCATCCGTGGGACCGAGCGGTTCGACATCAACGTCCACGACGTAGGCGACTCGAGCGAGTCGGGTCCCGTCGTCGGCCTCCTCTTCTGATCCACCGGGGGACCGACTTCGGTCGGTCCCCTATCAACGGGAAACCAGCACAATGATTCACGCACAGAACACGAAGATCGTCCCGATCACCACGCCCGTCTCGGTCTCCGCCGGAGCGGCTACGACCTCGACGGTCGACACGCTCGGCTTCGACTACTGCACGATCCTTTTCATCGGCGGCGCGATGGCGACCGGCTACACCGTCTGCAAGGTTCAAGAGTCCGACGACTCTGGAATGAGCGGAGCGGTCGACATCTCGAACGCGAACGGCGTCCTCGGCCTCGGCGAGACTAACCAACTCAACGTCGACGGGACCGCCTCGGCGGATCCCGACGGCACGAACGACGTGGTCCACGGAATCGAAATCGACCTTCTCGGTCGGAAGCGATATCTCGACGTTTCCGCGACTGCTGGCGGGACCTGCCTCACTTGCATCATCGCGATCCTCTCGCGTGGTGCGGAACTGGGGAGCGACGTTCTCGCTGACCGAGGCTTCACCGGCCTCATCCGAGCCTGATCTCTTTCTTTCTGGGGGGCCGCCGCTTTCGGGCGGCGGCCTCTCTTCCCCTGGAGGGTCGCCGATGGCCGTCGGAACTCACGCCCTGACCTCGCTCGAGAACCTGAAGGCGTACCTCTCGATCACCGGGACAACCGACGACGTGATCCTCGAGCGATGCGTCGACCGGGCGACCGCGATCATCGAGAGCCACTGCGACCGGAAACTGAAGGCGAGGACGTTCTTCGAATTCCTGATGCCCGAAGGGAACCGGACCGTGCGGACTGAGGAGTTCCCGGTCGTCTCGATCGACACGATCGCCTTCGGCTCTCAGACCTCGTTCAGCATCTCGAGCGATACGGCCTCGACCGACGTGGTCGCGACCGTCGGCTTCGACGGCCTCACGCTTCGCCTCTACAAGGTCGCGAGCGACGGGACGACTACTACGGCCACCCTGGCCGCGACCTCTTACGCGACGACCTCGGCCCTTGTGAACCAGATCAACTCGGGCGTCTCGGGCTGGTCGGCGACGCTCACGAAGAACGCCTACACCCGGAGCCTCTACCGCTTCGGGGGCCGGGGCGTGATCGACGCCGAGGCCCTGCTCGACTTCCCTCGCGATAACGTCTCCGAGTATCGGGTCGACTTCGAGACCGGGCGGATCCACATCACTGCCGACCGCTTCCCAGGGATCCGGTCCGACGACGCGGTCGCGAACCGCTTCCCGTCGGGATTCTTCCCCGTTTTCGTTCAGTACACCGCAGGCTTCGAGACCGTTCCGGACGACCTGGAGCAGGTCACGCTCGAGGTCGCCGGGGACATCTTCCGCGAGCGGCTCCAGGACCGGACGCTTCAGGCCGAGGCCCTGGGCGACTACAACTACACCCAGGCGGCGATCGCCGACCTCCTGGCGGAGCGGGTCGCAAAACTCGACCACTACCGGGAGATCCGATGACCGTCCGAAGCCTGATCTCGAAGCACGGGAAGACGCTCGTGATCCAGACGAAGACGGCGGGGACCGTGGACTCCTCCGGCGGTCGCGTCGAGTCCTGGGGGACCTCGAGCGGGGCGACCGGCTTCGTCCAGGTCCGATCGGTCTCCGACGACCTGGCGGGCGGGGCCGAGCGATCGACCCGTCGCGCGACGATCTACTTCAACGGGAAGCCGACGATCTCGGTCTCGGATCGCATCGCCTACGACTCGACGACCTGGGAGGTCTCCTCGGTTCGAGTTCCTCAGGAGCGAACGACCTCCGACTCGCTCTGTTTCACTATCGTCGAGGCGGCGGAGGTGTTCGGATGAAGGCGAAGATCCGCGACAACTTCGACCCCGACATGGTCGCGAAGATCATGAGGGAGGAGATCGCTCGAGCGATGAACCTGGCCGCCGAGGCGATCGCGGGCGGAGCGGCGGGCGGCGAGGCGATCGGGATCCGGAGCGTCTTCACTCACGACTCGAGCGGCGACAACAATCCCGCCCCGGCTGGCGGGCCTCCGGGCGTCGACACCGGGACCCTTCGCCGGTCCTTCCGGACGCGGACGGCTCGCCGGGTCGGCCAGGTCGTCCAGGTTCAAGCCGGGACCGATGTCCTCTACGCGATGCGCCACGAGTTCGGGATCGGCACGCCCGCGCGGCCCTTCATGCTCCAGGGCATCGAGTCCGCGACGCCGTACATCGACCGGATCCTGAAGGTCCTCGGGCCGAAGGTCAAACTGAGATGCGAGAAGGAAGCGGGGCCGGTGCGATGAGCGTCGACATCTCTCGAGCCTTCTACGCGGCGATCACCGCAGCTGACGGCGGACAAGCGAACCCTGTCATGTCTTCGGTCGGTTCGCGGATCTACGCCCTCGAGGCTCCGGCCTCGTCCGCCCTTCCGCTCTTAGTCTTCCGGGTCTCCGGCTCGACCGTCTCGAACTACTTCGGGGGGAACTCGATGGTCCAGGGGACCGTCGACGTGACGATCTTCGGGAAGACCGAGGCCGGAGTCGACGCCCTGGCCCTGATCGAAGCGCAAGCCTTCAAGCTGCTACACGACGAGACCGTGACCGGCCTCCCGAACTTCGACCGGGCGGCGATCCGCTCGTCGTCTCGAGGGACTCCGACCATCGAGGGCGAGTTCCTTCGCGTCGATTCGACTTTCATCATCGAGGGGACCGACAACTCGGCCACCTCATAGGAGATTCTGACCATGTCCACCCTGCTCATCGGCTCCGACGGCGACGCGAGCCTTCCAACCGGCTACAAGGCCGTCCTGAACACGTTCTCGGCCACGCTCACGAGGTCGACCCAGGTCCTCACCGGCTTCGGCGACACCGGCCACCGGCGAAGGGCCTCCGGCGTCCTCGACATCACCGGATCGGCTGGCGGCACGCCCTATCACAACGCCTCAGGCTCGAGTCCGATGGGGATCACTGCCGCCGCGACCGGCGGGACCGTGACGCTCACCCTCGGGAAGGGCGGAACTCCGGCGGACTCGACGCTTGCCTTCGAGGCGGTCTTTAGTTCGGTCGCGTTCTCCTCGACTCAGGACGCGACTCAGACGGTCACGTTCAACTTCGAGATGAACGACTCGGACGGCCCGACCGTCGCCTGGGATGAGACGGCGTGATCGAGTCACCGGCCAGCCTGGCCGCGAAGGGTCTCATCCAGCCCGCCTCGAGGGTCTGGCGCGTTCGGCTCGTCTTCACCGACGGGACGGCGCGCGTGGTCTGTATCTCTCCGAGTCGCATCGACGAGGGCGAGGCGATTCTTCGGGCGAAGCGGCACGCGGGCATCGTCGACGATTCGATTCTGGACACGGTCGAAGCGGAGAAGGTACAACGGGACCTCCAGGCCACGCCCTTCGGCATGGTCACGAAATAAAAGGAGACCCGATGCAACCGATCCCCGTCACCATCGCCGACGAGACCGTCCTCGTTCCTCGCCTTCGCGTCCAGCAGGTGATCGACCTCCAGACGCTTCGACACGAGAGCGACCGCCGCGACCTGATCCGAGACCTCGAGGAGGCCGGAGTTCCCGCCGAGGATCGCCTGGCGAGGCTTCGGGAGCATCGCGAGACGGCGGGCCTCTCGTCGGTG